AAACCTCTAAATTTGTATTTCTTAGCCATTTCCATTACAAATCTTGTACGCTCTTCAAAGTTAGCTGCATCATCTAGACCTGGCATACAAACCACTTTGGAAAGCGGTATATTAAATGGTACGACAAAGTCACGGAATAATTCTTCAATATCTTCTTCATTGCTGATAACAAATTTGAATTGGTAATTGGAATGTTCCATTATACGCTTAATTGCGTCTGGATTAATACGTTGTTTAGCTGACATACCTGAGTTAGATAACTTAGGAGAGCAATTAATTTGATTAATAATGGTAAATAAATCATCTTCAATTACAATTGTGCCATTTGTTTCTATTTCTTGAAATTGACCCATCCAACCGCCAGTTTCGTTACTATCAAAGAAATATTTATTAAAATTGACAATTGCTTTTTGATGCTGTTTAATTGTCGGCTCTCCTCCTGTCCATATAATATGGATAGTTCCATTTTTGATGTCTTCATAGATGCCTTGCTCTACCCATCTATCAATAATGTATTGAAAGTCTTTATCTTCACCTCGCAATGCCCATTGGGATGTTGAATCGCAAGTCCAAGTTGCATTTCCCTGTTGATGTAAATCTCCTTCAAATATTTGTCCATCAGGCATTTTATTTGATTCAGGTAAATCATTGTTTATTTTAACTAATTCATTAAACCATTTTTTAGACATTCCGCAAGTTAAATTACAAACGCCTAAACGTATAAAATATGATGGAATACCTGTTGAAATTCCTTCTCCTTGCACTGAAAAGAAATCACTTGTTATTAATAATTTATTTGTATCTATTTTTGACATATTTATATTTTTGTTTTATTTTTCTTCGTAGCTAGCTGAATTTCTTTCATGCTCATAAACTTCTACTTTTACTGCTTTAACTCTTCCATTTGTTTCTTCAATTAAAAATGTATTAATCGTTTCATACAAATATTGTGCAAATTTTTCACACCCAGTTGCAGGAAGTATTCTTAACTGTATGATGCCGTCTTTATCTAATTGTTGAAATTTATCTAAATAAGGATCGTCTTGTGCTATTATAGTTGTATGGTCTAATAACCAAGAAAAAAAATCTTTAGGATACATTCCATTAATTTTTGTTTTAGATCTTTTCATTCCACCAAAATCCCATATCCAGTTTCTATGATCTAATTCACCTTCAAACCAAACTCTAAAAGATATTGCATATCCATGTAAAAATTTACAATGAGTGTCTTCAGCTTTCCATTGACGAAAGCAAGTACTATATCCGTCAAATAATTTTGTACTTATATACTTTTCCATAAATTAAATATAATGAATTCTTTTGAATTAAACAAGAATATTCATTTTGCGAAGGGTATTTAATGCAATTTTTTCTCCTAGAGAAAGAAATTCTTCTTGTTTAGTAATTGACAGTATAATATCAATTAATTGATTAATGTACTCTTTTTGCTCTATATTTGCTGTTTTTAAATACGCCCCTAACGATTCTATATCTAAAAAATCTTCTAAAATAATTTTAGGTTCAGGAGTAACTACATCTACAAATGAACCTAAATTATTGTTTTTAGCAGAACGTGAGTTTTGAGTCTTAGTACTTGTATTAAGATTTTGCTTTGCCATAACTTTAAATTAATTAATTAGTTTAAATATAAGATATTCTTTTAATAAAACCAAATTACTTTAGTATAAATAGTAGAATACTCCAATAAAAATTGGAGTATTTTAATTATTTAGGTATATTTAAATCGTAAATCTTACCTAACCTGCCATTATCGTTAATAATTTTACGTGAATTAATTATTCTCCACGATATGGTTCATCAACGTAATGACTCATCATTTCATCAAATTGTTGGGCTGCTATTTTATTATCATTTAATACATCTAATAAATCAGATATAACTTCTTTTTTAGTAGCAGGATTTTTCAACATATCGATAAATATTCTAATATTAACTTTATTATCTCTCTGTTGACCTGGAGCTTCATTTAAAGCTTTTCTAACCTCTTCTTGGATTAATTTTCTGAATTCTGTGATTTTCATGTTTTTATTTTATGGTTTTATTTTAAGTTTTTATTTTAATATAAAAATCAGCATACTCCAATTTTCATTAGAGTATTTTAAAATTTATTTTATAAGTCGAATTTGATAATAGCTTGATTAAGTGTAAATCCTACTAATCTAGGATTATATGTACTGTCATTTACAAAAACAGGCTTACCTAATTTTCCTTTTGTCGGCTCTAAAAAGATAATAAATCCTGGATCTTTAATAAGTTTTAAACAATCGTCTTTTAAAACTACCTCAAATGATCCTATAGTTTTAATAAATGGATGAGTTTTCAATTTATGTTCAAATTGCTGGAATACTTTTACAGCATCTTCAGATTTTGAAACAATTTTCATTGTGACATCTGAATTTGGTTTGATAGCTTTGATTGATTTTGGTGCTGTTAACTTTGCTTTCATTAACACATCAGATCCGTCTTGAGCATCCATATCGACATATACATCTCCAGTCTCATCGCCTTGACCTGAAAAGTACTTATTACATCCTTTAAAGAATAATTTAAGATTATTGAATTCTGTTTGATTAATATCTGTTACTGACTCGCCTCTAAAATAAGTTCCATCTTTTTGAGGTTTCATTTTCTCGCCTTCAGGAAGCGCTGCTTGAATTGAAGTTAAAAACTTTTGATACTCAGGCAATGTATTTACATCTGATATCCATGTATAAATTTTACGAAGTGCTGCTTGACTATTTAATCTAGGAACCCGTGCTGCAGCTAATGGAATTTTAAATTCTTTAATATCATTTGATTTAATTTCTGCGTTAATACTTCCAGCTAAATCTGTACCAGCAGTGCCGCCTGATTCTCCGCCTTTAGTTAAAAGCACACATAAAACTTCTCCTTTACCTAAACCACCTCTACCTGATTTAACGTCTTCTCCTCCTGCAGCTCCTGACACTGAAGATACATTAAATAAAGCTTGAAATAATGGATTAGTTACATTAGAAGAAATGGTTACCATTAATTTAGGAATTGTAGTAATAGTATCAAATAAATTTAATACTTTTAACTTGTCATCCGACACTTTATTTGGATTTGGTACGTATGCTTTAAAAATTTGCATAATTTCCTTTCCGTGCTTAGGATATAATCTATTAATGTTCTCTGGGCTAAATACTTGTTTCCAATGTGCTGATACAGTTGAATCTGGAGCTTCTGTTATTTTAATTTTAGGAAATGGATTTTCAATTCCCATTTCTTCTAAAACTTCTTGCAAATGAATCATATCTTCTTTTTTACCCATTACTGGATATCCAGAATCACAACGATAACTCCATTCTTTAAGAATAGCATCAAAGTCAGGTAAAGGTTTAGATGTAACTGATTCCTCTGTAATAACAGAATTTGTTTTAGTTGTTGATTCTGATAAAATAGAATTTAAGCTGATTTTTGTCATATTATGCTAAATTTTCCAATTTGTATTTTGTAGAGTATAGCAACTCTTCTACATTATCTAATTGATTTTGAATCCAAGTATCTTGCAAATTGTCTCCTTTTCTTAATTTATCTAAAACAGAAATTAATTTATCAAAATACTTAATAATATTATCAATGGCGGCATTGTTATCAATACCGTCTACATCTTGAAATTCAATTAATCCATTTTTACCTTGATACGATTCTACTAAACCATCTATCAATTCTATTATATTTTCATAATATTCCTGTAAAGCTTTATGTGCTGCATATGCACCTGGGCCTTTCACTCGCAAATGAAACACGTGTGTTTGTGTTCTTGAGTGAAAAAATAACGACGCTAGTTCTTTCATTTTTAATATAAATATATTTGTGTGTTAATTTCCAGTTGATCCATACGCACCACTTCCTCTTTGCGAGTCTGTTAATTCTTCAACTTCTTCAAATTCAATTAATGGATAAGGTACAATTATTAATTGACCAATTCTGTCTCCTATTTCGTAAGCAGTTTCAGATGCTACCCAAATTGAATTTTCAGATGGGCCTGTCAATAAAGGAAGATTTTTTCTTTTTCTGTCTTCTTGAAGAATTTTCAATATTGAACTGTCCATTTTTTGTACTCTCATATTTAATTCTTTAAATCGAAATTTAATTTCGCCGCGATAACCTGAGTCTACAACTCCTACATGATTTGCTAGAATTAATGAAGTTTTAGATAGCGAGCTTCTAGGAAATAACAATCCTACATACCCTTCTGGTATTTCAACAGAAATTCCAGTTCCATATTCAATAAATAATCCAGACTCGTCTATATAGGCGGTTACTGCTGTCATATCCATACCTGCATCACCCTGAGTAGCGTAACTTGGTATAATAGCGTCGATGTGCAATCTTTTAATTTTTACTTTCATATTCCGTAACTATTTTTTTAAATTTAGTAATTGATTGAACTCCTACAAATCGTTTAATTATTTGTTCATTTTGTTTAAAAATAAACGTAGGAATGTTTTTAACGTTATATTTTTCAGTTAATTCTGCTTCAGTGTCGACATTAATAACTGTTAATTTAACTTTATCGCCCATTTCTTCTGCAAATGCTTGAAGTCTAGGCTTCATCATTTTGCAAAGGCCACACCAATCTGCTGTAAATTGTAATATTTCCATAATACTTAAATATATGTAATTCTTTAGTATTTAACAATTTTTTTATTTGAAATAATTTCAATTGGTTTAACAATTATTTCATTCCATAAATAAGTTGATCTATCAGAATCGCTACACAATGTAGTTGATAAACATAAATTAGATTCTTCTCCTGGAAATCCAAATCTAAATACATTTGCTGCTCTGTTACCTCTGTCAGTAACGATTGATTTTACGTCTGATTTAAAAGCAGCAATTAACTTTCCTTTTAATTTAACTAGTATATTTGATTCTGGTCTAAAGAATGATTTATACTGTTTAGTGAAAGTTGATATAGCATACAAACCTCCATTATCAATAGAGTCACGTAAATTAATTAGTCCTTGTTCTGATGTCCAATGTAATGTAGTAACTACATCATTGGTAGTTCCATATACAGCATCAGTAAATGTTTCATCTAATAAGACGTAAGGTTCTAACGCACCGCGAGAATAAAAAAAAGCTAATTTAACTTGCTCCAAATAAGATTGGTTGCTAGCGTCATTATAAAATGTTCTTTCAAACTCTTGCCGTAAAGACCAAACTCTATGATTGACAAAGTCCTCAATGAAATCTAAAACGTGTTTTTGAGTTAATTCATCATAACGTTGAGTTTCAACGTAAAGTTGATAACCAAACCATCTATTAATTAACTTTACTAATAAATGATTGTTATCAATAACTCCTCCTCGAGTATCATACCCTTGCTTCTCTAATTTTAAAAATTGATTAGCTATTTCTTCCCATTCTGCAATAGTTGCGAAAGCGTCTTCCGGGTGATAATAACCTCTTACAGGATATAACATTATTTTTTAATATAAATATCTTGAAGTTGAGAATTTCCTTTTACATGCAAAGGTTCGTATGGACAATGACGGCATTTACTGCCACAACATTCACTTCGTTTAATATGATAGTCAGGAGTAAAAACAATTGCCCCATTTTCTAAATAATAAAATGAACTGTCATCATTTTCATGCAATTTTAATATACTATTTTCGTCTTTTTTCATTGCTATTATTTTACCGTTTCAGAAACAAGTTTACAAATCATAATAAAATATGTTTGATCATATTTATTTTTCATATGATTTACGTGTTTATGTACCCATTGTATATTATCTTTAAAGTAGCCTTTTGTACTATCAATTCTGTCTAATGATGAAGTTCTTTCAAATCCTCCAGAAGATTTTCGATTGCCATGAAATGTTAGATCCATTCCTGTCAAAGCACATTTGCGATTTTGAGATAAAAATAATTCCCATAAGTAATTAAAATCAACATCAGAGTCTGCAAATCCTAATTTTTTATTACGCTTTGTCAAATACTCTGGCCAATTGCCTCTAATATCTTCAAATCCAGCAAATGACGGATTATCTTTACCCATACGACGATTACCACATTCTGTACATTTTCGTTTTTCTAAAACATACCATATATCCATAACTCGCGGACTACTTCCACATTTGCATTGAACTGTAACTAATCGATCTTTAATTTTTAATATCGTATTCGTACCTACTACGTCTCCAATATTAATATCATATTTTGTCTGGCCTTTTCTTCCCATTTAATATATTTATGGTACTAGATTAAATTTCTAGCACCATAAATAAATTATGATATCTCACAATTGTTTCCACCACAAGCAGCTTGATCTTGCAAATTAGTGTTGTCTGCTAATTCAATAACATGAGAAAGGTCAATATTAGACAAAGATTTCATCATTTCTTCATATTTTTCTTTAGTACAATCTTCAAAAGGAGCTTGCATATATGTTCCTCCGTCATAAGGCAGTACAGACAATCCGTTATAGAACTTTCGATTCTGCCACATCCATTCTCCAACTTCTTTCCATTCGTCATTTTTAATTGACACTGTAGCTGAAATATTGTGTGTATTTTGTCCATTGCAATGGCCTGGCTTAACCCAATTAATGTAAAACCATTTAACTCTTTCTAATAATTCCAATGCAGATTCTGTTCTTAAAATAGATCCTATAGGAGATTTTTGAGGAACTGAAATTACTGCAGTATCATGAGGTCGAAAATAATCATCTTCAATTAATTCAGGATGATTAACAATTAAATAAGTGTAAATTGCTTCATTTTTTCCAACTCGAATTCTGCGAATGTAATAGTCATTGTGTCTAGCATGAATTCCTGATGACGTACCTAACACCAATGATGAAGTTCCTGAAGGTTTAATAGTCGTACATCTAGCTGAAGAATTAATTCCTATTAATTTTGCAACTCTAGAATTTTCTTCTTTTACAATTTCAGCGGCTTCTTTTAAATTGTATTTTTGAGCAACTCCTGAACCAATTCCTGTCATACCTATACCAATTAAAGCGTCTTTTTCTGTAGTTCGTTGCCATACAGGACGTAAATAATGAAAATTGGTGTAACTTGCTTGAATCGTTCCTACAAATGCAGCTGCTTTTACTCTTTCATTTAAATCTTCTTGAGATGTAATATCAGACACATTTACTTCACATAAATTACAAAACTGAAATGGTCTCAATGCAATTTCGCAACATGGATTAGTTCCCCAATCTTTATCATTAGATAAATAAATTCCAGGCTCTCCAGCTCCAGAAGCTTCAATTTTTTTCCAAAGATTTAAAAAGAATTCTTGAGTAATTTTATTTCTTAAAAGCACAGCTGAATTATTTGCTCTTCCTCTTTGCGGATTCAATTCCCACCAAGATCCTGATTTGCAAGCAATCATTTCGCTATCATCTGCGCTAAATAAACAAATTAAAGCAGCTCGACGAATTCCTCCTGCTAAAACTGCATCTGCAATATGACACACAATATCATGCACTTCAATAGAAGATAATTTATCGTTGTCTTGTTTAGCGTCTAATATTCCTTGAATTTTTACTAAACATTCTTTTAATGGCTGAGCACCTGGAGCTTTACCCCCTGAAGTAACTAACGCAGCTCCTTTAGATCGAATGTCTGAAAAATCAAAATTAAGTTTACTACCTCCTTGAAAATAAGATTTCATTAACATTTTTATTGCGTCAGCCCATCCTTCAATCGAATCTCCAATTAAAAATCTTCTTGATTTTTTAGAATCTGGTTTTCTAATTTCTGGAAGTTTTTCAATGTGATGTTTTTGCACTGAATATCCTACACCTGTTCCTCCTAACAATAAAAACATTACTTCGCCAAACGATCTCCAATCGTCAATAGGTAAATAAGCACAATTGTAAATTCTATTTGGAGAAATTTCAATTGGTTTACCTCCAAACTGCAAACTTCGCATTGATGGCAATATTTTTTTATTAAAAACTTGATGATATGCATTAGTAATTTCATCATTTAATTCAGGATACTTTTTAATGTGCATATTCATGTTTCTTGAAACTAATTCTTCCCATGTTTCACGTCGTTGAAGTTCTGAAAAAAACTTAGCATATTTCATATGAACTGTTATGTCCGATAATATTTTATTTGATAATTCCATAATTTATTTTATTCTTATTTGTATATAACTATTTGCTAACCTAAAGAATCGCTAGATATTTCTTTATATTTCTGAGACAAAGATTTTCGCAATAGCGATTCTCCATTTTCCATATCTTTTTTCGTGTCTTTTCCTTGAACTGACGTTTCTTCATAGATGTGAATTTGTCCATTAGACATATTCATTTTAGCTGGAAGAGTTAATCCATCAGGGCCAAAACGATTTTTAATAATATGCCATCTACCTGTACCTGCTATTTTATCTGTAACTTTTCTAGACAATGATAATACAAAGTCAGCAATCATTACCTTAGAATAAGACTCTGAAATTTTATCTGCTTCAATAACATCTTGCTCTAATGCACTTCTATTTGCCTGTGATGCTGTAAACATAGGCACTTCATATTCTCCTGCTATTCCACGCAAATCTTCATAAATAGATTCTAACTCATGACGCATTTCTTTTCTAGATACAGCCCCTCTTAACAAATCAGCATAATCGACAATAACTAAATCTGGTTTTTTACCTAACATAATCATTTTTTCAATATGAGCTCTAATTGTCGAGCATGAAGCTGTTTTAGTAGGATAATATTTAATTGTTAAATTTCCTTTTAATTTAGATACTACATTTGCAACTTCATCTAAATGATATTTTAAATTTTGATTTGCAATTCCAGTTAATACAGCATCATATCGCCGACCTACATATCCTTCATTTAGCTCTAAAGTATAATGAAGAACGTTTAATCCATGTTTAACTGCATGAGCTCCTACATTTATCAATCCCCATGAGTTATGTGACAATATACCATTAGAATAATAACAATGAACTTCTTCTACTGCAACATCATATAAAACTTCATCTTTTACATATCTAACTTCTTTTAAATAAGTTACGCCATTTTCCGTTTCAATAATATCATTTCGAGTGATATCAACTACATGTTTCCATCCACTTTGTGTCATAAATCGATGGTTTGGAGAACATTTTACAGTTACGTTATTGCCAAAATAACAAGTTACTGATTGCTGCAATTCAGTTCGAAATAATTCATTAATACGTTTAAACCCATATGGTGTTTTTATATTAATATCATACGTCGGAAAATGATTAGCTAACGCTTCGTCAGCAATTCCGATAGCGTCGAACAAGTCTTTAATTTGAACTTCTTCTGTAATAGTACGCTTATACGTCATTTAAAAATTTTTTAATTTGTTCTAATACTAATAATTTATTATGCCTGATTCAATAAAGATTCCACTTCCCAACCATACAATTCAAAACCAGCTCCAATTTGGAATTTTTGCCATGGCTTAATCCATATAATAATTTCGTTACCTGATATTCCTTTGACAGGTATTCCAATTTCTTCATATTGAATTTCAATTTTTGTTTTTGGCCCTATACATTTACCAATACCTGCCGGGGCTACGAATACTACTAACTCTCCTTTACCAAAACCTCCGTCTGCTAAATCATTAATAACTGGCCATGGAGTTGAAATTGTACTTCTGACATTTGCAGAATAACGAGCTTCAACATTTACAGCTTCATTATATTCATGACCAATTTCTTTGTCAGCTCCTGCTTTCATTGCAGCATCAATTGTAGCTTTAATTTCTTCATATCGACCTTTATTTAATAAATTTACAGAATCTAAAATTGCTCGCTTAATACATTGGTTTTTACAAAAAGCTACAGTTTCAGTTTTAACAAATTCTAAATCTTCTGCTTCAATATACTTAAATACATCTTTTAAACATTCAATGATAGATATTTTTAATACGTCTCGATCGATTTCTTGAACTTTAATTTTAAAAACATCTAATGTCGGAGATACTTTATATTCTTTAAAGTATTTATTTATTGTCTCGACAATCCATTGATTAGATTCTGATTCAAAAAAATCTGGTAATAAAATATCAGTAACTTGCTGCAAAAATGACTTATCAGTCAACAATGAAGATATTACTTTTATTTGAAACCCATAACCAAAATTTGTTAATTTATCTGACATAAATTAAATATATAATTTTCTTTTGATTGTTTTAATAATATTTATTTTTTAAATGCAGTTAATGAATTAAAACTGTTTGCTAACCACGTGTCTACAGCAGGAATTGCAGTGTATGCTTTATCAATCATGAACATTTTTTTAAAATTATATGCATCTAATTTTGGAACGTCTCTTTCTGCTATATCAGCTATTAACAATTTAATATTAGATGAAATATCTAAATTTTCCAATGACATTAACGACCAATTAAGACGCATAGTCGCTTCATTTTCTAATACAGTCTTGTATATTTTATGTTCATCTTTTTTAGCGTTGCAATATTCAAACAGTTCATCTAGCGAAATTTGATTGGCTTCTAACAATATTGGAAATTTAGATTGCATTGTTTTAATTCCAATACCATTAATTCCTTTAATGTTATCTGAGGCATCTCCCATAAATACTTTATAATGTATAAAGTTATGTGACGGAATTCCAAATTTTTCAGCAACCTCTCTAGGAGTGTAAAATTTCTTTTCTACAGGTCTCCATACAGAAGTTTTTTCATCAATTAATTGGATAAAATCTTTATCATCAGACATAATAATTACTTCACTTTTTTTAGGTCTGAAAATTTCTGTTGTTAAATAAGCAATAGTATCATCAGCTTCAATATTATCAATTGAAATTAATGTTATTGGCAAACATTGTAAATATTCTGATAATTTACCCATTTGCAATCGCATAGAAGCAATTTCTTCTTCTGTTGTAAGTTCTCCAACATCATTTCGTCTATTAAATCTTGTAGACATTGATCTTCCTTCTTTATATCCAGAATGCATTTTTTTTCTTCTAGCAGATCCGCCTTTACCATCAAAAGTAATAATTACTCTAGTAGGTTTAAATTGTCTAATTACAGCAGCTATAGATCTTAAAAAACCCATGTAACCTCCAATATGCTCTCCATCGTCATTGACTAATGGAACTGCTGAAAATACTCGAATAAATGAATTTAGTCAAAGGCCGTCGACTATCAAAACTTTAGAATTTTGATTTAAGTCGACGGCATTTTGATTTTCTTGTGAAAGCTGACGCAGTAAGTCAGCGTAATGTTTAAGCATAACTAATTAAGTGATTACGATTCTTCGCCATCAAATTCAGTGTCAATTTGAATATCATCAATACCAAAATCATCACCGGCTCTGTAATTAAGAATATATTTTTCGCAAATTGTTTTGTAAACTTGCTCTTTCATTTCAATATCATCAATTAATTTAGATTTAAAATCTTTAGATTGAAATTTAACTGATTCTCCAGTGTCAGTGTTAATGTATGTATACCAAGCTCCTGCTTGAGTCACTAAATTATAATTTTTTAACATTGTTAACCAACTACCATAATCATCAATTCCAGAATCAAAATAAATATCATAATCTACAGTACGCAAAGGCGGGCCCATACGATTTTTAATTACTTGAGCTCGGGTAGTAATACCTACAATAGCCTCAGGCTTGTCTGCAGATTTTGCTAATTTAATTTGTCCTACTGATTTTAATCTAAGACGAACTGAAGAGTGGAAAGCGATTGCTTTTCCTCCTGAAGTTGTCCATTGGTCTCCAAATGTGACGCCCAGTCTAGTACGCAACTGATTTGTAAATATTAAACAAATTCGCTCTCTGCCAACAAAATTAGTAATTTTACGCATTGCTTTTGATAAAATAATTGCTTTTGAAGTTGCCCAACCATCTTTATCATAATCAGCTGACATTTCTTGTTTAGTAGAAGCTCCTGCAACAGAATCTACTACTATAGTTACTATTCTTGATTTTGAAGCTTTTCTTACAGATTCTACAATTGTATCCATTGCTTCAAAAATATCTTCAATAGTTTCTAAAGGAATGTATAACATATCTTTTAAATCAACTCCGATAGCTTCTAAAAATTCTCTAGAAATTGCATTTTCAGTGTCAATATACACTGCTAATCCGCCTTTTCGTTGAGTATCAGCTAAAGCGTGTGCCGCTAATAAAGATTTACCAGAAGCTTCTAACCCGGTAATTTCAATAATTCTTCCAACTGGAAGTCCTCCATTAGGTCGATTTGAAATTGCTAAATCTAACATTGTCGAGCCGGTGGAAATCCATTCACTAACTTCAGACGGCGCGTCGGTGTCTCCTTCTAAAAAATAAGCTACTTTGTAATTGGAACTTTTAAATTTTTTATTAAGATTATCTGCTAGCACTGAAGCTAAATTGTCTTGCACTTCACCTTCATGAACTGCTAATTTACTTTTTGCCATAAACTTTTAATTTATTATTTATTAAATAATGAATCAAATGCTGCAGATACGTCGTCAATTTTAGCTGCTTGCGCAGATTCTTTCAATCCTGTTTTATTTGAATTTGAAGAATTGTCTTCTGATGTCGTTGATGAATTATTATTAGATTCAGCATTATCCGGATCTAACCAGTTATGTAACATAGTTTTCATTTCATCATACGAATATTCTTTAAACAATTCTGAAATTTTTGGTTGATTACCTAATTTTTCTAATATTGATTTATTGTCAGTGACAGGAGTTTGATTTGGTTTAACTCGAATTGACGTTTCAGGATACGATTTGTTAGTTTGGTCAGCTGGTTTAAATTCAATTGTTATATCGCGACCTGTCATTGGATCTGTAATATCTCCATAATCAGGATCTGCAATAAATCCTAATAATTCTTGATACACTGATTTTCCAAAGCCCCAAAATTTAACACCTTCTGATTCTTTACCACGAATAATAATTGGAACGTAGCAACGCATGGTCGGCTCTAATTGTTTTCCAGCTTTCCAATCATCAGAATTTCCTGTCGATTTTAATTTTTCTCCAAACTCTAAAATTGGATCAGGTCTACCAAATGAAATTGGAGAAAGAGTAGATTTGCCTCCAAAGTTGTAATGAAAATAAAGTTCAATAAAAGGATTTTCTCTGTTGTGTTGAAAAGGCACAATTCGTACTACTTGAGTACCAACTTCAGGTTTCCAAAGATTGTTTTGTTTTTGCGTTACCGTTTGTAACGAATTAAGTTTTTGTTTGATTTGGTCAAGATTAATTGCCATTTTTTTTTTTGGTTTTATTTGTTAATGAATATTTAATAATTAGTAATTGGTAATATGATTTTTTAGATGTTTATAATACTATTAATACATATTCAACTGCTAACATAACTAAATATAAGATAATCTTTTACAATTACCAAATATTTTTTTATAAATTTATTATTTGATACACTTTCGTTTCAAAAATTTTCAATTCATTATTTGATGTAATTAAAAAACTATTTGAATATTTCACCCAATTGACAACAAAATTCAAATCTGCAATTCCGTTATTTTCTTTTTTAATTAATGCATTTAAAGAATTAATTGTATACATTGTGTTAGTTTCTTTTTTTCGATGAACTAACATTGCACCTAACAATTGTTTTTTATGATTACCTTTTTCAACATTGAAGCTGCAAATATATTCTTCAGATCCAATAATAGATAACACGAAAATTTTTTTAAATACAACATCATACGTTTTTGAAATCATACTTACTGTATGATCTATTTCTGGTTCTGTCGTAAATAAACAAATTAATTGTACCAAAATATATTTTGTTACTGTATTCTTTTTTCATATATAAATATACTAAACGTTTGCTTTTACTGTAATCATATTTGAATAATTTGCTCCAATTTCTATTTTTACTGGAAATTTTCCTCCCTGTTCTAATTCTGTTTTGATTATTTTTATTAATTCAGCCCCATCATGTTTATTAAAATCCCAAAGAAAAGAATCGTATGTATAAAGTATCAGTTTACTTTTGAAAGACTGTATACGCAGAAGTATGTTATGAATAACCGCCATATTTCGCTCGGTCTCATATGATTGCAATAAATAATTTAAAAGCTTAGCAGCATTCATTTCAGAATGAAATGATTTAAATAATTTTCTTTCGAACATTGGAGTTTCTATAAATCCATTTTGCTTGTATTGAGTCCATAAAAGTTGAGTGTATTCATGAACTTTCGCAAAAAATTCAATGTTTAAATATTCTTCACTGATACCTCCATACAACTGTTTAAATGAAATTGATTTTGATTCAGAATATTCATCACTTGTTAATTTTTCTTTTTGAAAATAAAATTTTCCTAGATGTTCATGCACTGAACTATCAGGAAATTGATAATCTATCAATTCAGCTAGTAATCTTAAATGATAAGCATCGTAATCAAAAGAAAGCATAAATCCATTTTCTTTAAATCTAGATACAAAAGCAGATCTTTGACCATTGTCTTTGTTTAATGCAGCAAAATTAATTCCCCCAAATCTATTACTAGGCCGACCTGTAGTGGTATATACATTATATTCTGAATACACTAAATTGTCGTATGAAGTAGAATTGTTGAATTTTTGTTTGAATTGGTTGCTATCTACAAATAATCCAGATTGCTCTATTTGAAATAAACTATCCAATATTAATTCATTGTACTTAATAAATGATGCACTTTCATTAAATGAATCATACACATCTAAAAATCGATGTGCTATAGCTTGAGACTTTTCAATATGCTTAACAATTGGAATAATTGAATTTAAGTTGTTAAATGTATTGAAATTTTTTGTAAAAAATTCATGAGCTGAAGTTTCAAAATCATCTTCTATAGATTGATTTTTATAAAAATATTCAACCATGTTTATGTCAATGATATTTGTTTGGTCTAGAAATTGCTTAAATCGCTTTTTTCCATACACAAACAATTTATTATTTTTTGGAAATTTACTTAATAAAGATTCTGGCAATGACAATCCTTCAGTATGATTGAATACTATCATTACTTCATCATCTAAATTAATAACATACACGTAAATTACAGAAATGTTATCAGTATAGACAGGTCGGTCTCCATTACAATATACAGGAACGACTATCCAATTGAAATCTTTTGCTGTATTAAGAAATTCATTGAATTCTGTAATTGTCTCAATAATTTTCATAACTTACTTAAATATAAGTAAGCTATTTAACATTACCAAATTGTTTTTTAATATCTTGCGAAGTAAGCGGGGAGTAAACTGACAATTCAATGTAATCAGTTAAATAATTTTTCAATCCTGCAAATGAATTGTCTTTTAACATAACCATTCTAAAGTTAGTATCATACACACCTGGAATTACATTTAATTCAGTGTAAATATCGTTTAATGGTCCAGTTAATTTCCAATCTAGTTCAATTGAGTTGTATAGTGCAAAATCAATTCCGCCTGATTTAGATTTCCAAAGTTTATATTGATTTTTATCAATTTCAAATATATCTTGAAAAGTAGAATAATTTCTTCTTTTAATAAAATATCTAGTAATTTTACCTATTTCAAAATCATCTACGTTAGGAAATGTATATTTAACAATTGGTGTGACAGATCGAATTTTATCTTTAATTGAATTGTATATATGATTATCAGGTTGATTAGTTTTATCTATATATGGTATTAATTTTTTAGATTCAGTGTAGTTAAACACAGCTCCTGACATTACATTTCCATCAATGTATTTATGATAATATCCAATAAATTCTGAGTCATCTTCAAACATCCATTCTTTTCCTGAAGTGTAAAGATTATTTACAATGTGTGATTTTGGGTAATATAACTTAGGCGAAATGTTCATTATTTAATTATTTTGGTAACGATCTCATTACTGTTGATAAAGTTGTAGTCCAATCGTTAGATGCAATGTTTTGCTCAACTTTTGTAACTGTAAATGCAAATTCATCTTTACGATATATAGTTGGCAAATAATTACAAGTAATTGCATTTCCAAATATAAATCCTTCAATTCCATCTAATGTGCATGAAAAATCAAGTGGAAATGGAACAGCTTCATTTTTTGGTTTACCATCAAGGGCATCTATATCTCCTATATACAATCGCTTAATTGCAGCTTGCATTAATTTAACGTTATCTGGTGTAGGATTGGCATCTATATTTTTTTTTGCTGAATTAAAATCTTCTTGAGCTGTTGTAGTGCTAGCTTTAGCGCCAGCAGCTTCATTTGCAGTTTGTGTAACTACACCCATTGGAGCTAAAGTATTAGAATTTGCTACAAACGCGGCAGTTGCCATTTCTGAAGGAACTTTTGCTGTTAATGAAACTGATCGGCAAATACTATCTGCTAATACAGCTGTAATTTCATATGGAATAATTTTATGCTCAATGTAATTTGTATCAGAAATAAAACATTCATTTTCATTTTTTGGATTTGATGTTACTGCTAACTTAAATCGTTCCCCGCTATTAATATAAATCATTTCAAGTAAATTTTTAAAAAATTTGCCAATTGATTTATCTGGTGATTTTTGATAATCCGCAGTTAATGTTCCTGTTTCACTTAGTAATTTTTTCAACCAATTTACATTGATCATTGCTTTGCTTAAATCTCCATTAAGTACATCTGAAGAATAATCAGCTGAAAAGAACTTATGAGTTCCATAATCTCCAAATCCAGGAAATAAAACTTCTAATGGATGTCCAGATACTAATTTATCTGTAGTTGGCACATTACATTTAGTTACATCTTTATTACATAAAATAGTTAACTTATCAAATTTAGGACCTCCCGCTGCTTGCAATACTTTTTTATTAATAAGCTCTGTAATTTTTTCTAATGAAATGTAATATTGAGCTGAATCTTCTTCTTTAACAGTATTTTTATTTTCTTGATTTTGTGTTGAATTTTCATTACTTCCCCATGATGTTGGAAATTTTACAGCTCCAATTCCATCTGAATTAATTGAATTGCTAGCTAATGAAGTTGCTTTTTGAACTAATTGATCAATTTCTGAACTAATAGTAAGAGCTTTAACTTCATTTCCATTTTTATCTTTTGATGAATGCCCTGCTGAATCAGAACCAGCATTAACATTACCACTTAAAATATTAATGCCTTTTCCCATTCCATATGATATACAATCAAACCCTCCATTTGAATTAACTGAATAGGAAAAATTATATATTATTCCAGTAAAATTTCCTTGAGGCCCACCCGCGCCGCCTGCGTCGTTCCAACCCCATTGAATTGATAAATTTGCTCCTAAATCTAAAAATGGTTGGCAGGAATTAAGGTCAGCTCTGCTGTATACAGTAAATGCAATTTCACATTTTCTAATAGACCCAAAATCTCCTTCATTTGAAACTTTAACTGTGTTGATGTGTGGTTTAGGAATAAATCTGCCAGCATCAGAATATCCAGAAGTTGGAAAAGCAGGATTTTCATACAACCCATCTATTCCATTAGGAACTTTTCCTAAACCTCCTTTTTGAGGTGTTACTAGCGAAAATGATTTTTTAGAAACTTCATTAACAGCTTGAGCTGTAGCATACGCCATTTTTTGAAATAGCCATTTATGAGCAGCAGAATTTCTATTTTCTGATTTATAATAATTTTTTCTAGCGTTTAATGCATTTTTTACTTGAGCATCTACTTCTGTATAAAATATTGTATCTGACATTATTATCGTGAACTATTTTGATTTTGATATAAATTTAATGCAGCGTGGTAATCTCTAGGAATTCGCACTTGCGTACCTGGTTCTAAATATAAAGAATCCTTTTGTAATTCTGGATTTGCGGCAGAAATAATCCACCATAATTCTGCATCGCTATAATATTGCCAAGCTAAAAGATCGTATCTATCTCCAATTACAGTTATAACGTAAATATCTGTTGAATTTTTATCAATTGTAGGATCTAATAACGTTTCATAAAATCGTTTTTTAGTAGTTGAATCAATTGATTCTTTTTGCGTAAATAAGTAATTGCTATATCGACTCATATTATTTTATTTGTTATTTTGCTACAATTGAATCACCTAACCATTGACCAGGCGCTTTTTTTCCTTTTGCTCCAAAATCAGATAAACTATAAACTCTTCCATGCATTTGAGGTCTATAATCTCCTACTATTGTAAATGACACTGCAACGTCTACTAACATTGGTAATTGTTTAGATTCTTTATTATTAGCAATATAATCTTCTGCAATATCCCAAGTAGCGTCGTCTGGAATTGAATAAGACAATGAAGATATAAATCCAGGCGTTTGCTGAAATAAATGACCAATTGTAATTCGCATAAAAGGCCCTGACGGTTTTGAATTTCCATTGAAATCAGGCATTGTATATGAAGCTAAATAATTTAACTTTCTCCACATTGGCATCATTTCTGAGCGAGATAATGCCGCTACTGTAAAATTAAATGATATACTTCGTTCAAATGAATTGTATAAATACGCTCCATCCGGACGACCCATAATATCTATTTTTTCCCATCCTGGAGAAAATGAATCAGTAAATCCTGTTAGTGTCGCTCGAAATGCCATTACAGCAACATTTGAATTTACATTATCCATTGCCCCATCTTGAAAATAAAATTTAATTAAATCATTTCCATGCGTATCATAAATTTCTTCTGATGATGTTTTTTCTGTAAGATGTACATCTAAACCATTTACTTTATCACCCCTAAATTTGCTATTGGTAATTATAATTTTTCTATTAGTCCCTAATTGACCACTTTTTACTAAAAATGCATTTGGATCTGTTCTGTCAACCCCTATTTGACCTAAATTCCCAAATCCATATTTAGTTTCTAAACTATTATTTGTATAATAATTTTTATCAGCTTTTTTACCAGTAAATCCTTTTTTATCTTTTTCTAATGCATTACGGAAATCTCCGTTTAATGAACTTTTATCATTTGCATTTTTAGGAATTTTTCCATAAGCCATTGTAATGTAATTGTTAATATCACTTTTTGGACTCTTTGGATATGCAATAACTTTACCTTCATTAGTTTCAATTGAATTTCCTTCTCCAGCCCCTGGTGTTGTATTAATTTTAGATAATCTAGTTTTTAATGAATCTCTTTCATTAGATTTACTTAAATGATCCATAGAACTGATTGCTTGTCGAGCGTCAACTTTAATTTTATCAGAAATTTCTGTATTTGCAGAATTTGCTGATTTAAATATAGCAGATGAGTCTCCAGAAGCATATTGTTCATTAATATTATACGTTTGAATGAATTTTAAGTTTGATGCTCGAGTTACTGCATCTGTTTTAGTATCTACCACTCTTCGAATTTGAGTAAATCCAATTCCATACACGGAATTTGGACCTCCTAATCCTGATAATATTTCAGATCCTAATGATTTAGTTTTAAGTGATTTAATTTCTGAAACTGCCTTCCCAATTAAATTATTAGTATAAAATTTACCAGGTTCTCCAAATTCATAGCGTAAATCAATCAATCGACTGTAGCTAGTATTTCCAATTATTGGTAATTGTTTAGTTTTAATTACATTTTCATAACTAGCAAATTCATTTGCAAAAGGAATTCCATGAGTTGTAAAATGCAATCCTAATGGGGAACCCGCTACTGAAAGCAGTGAAGTTAATCCAGTATGAATTCGAGTTTGACGTCCAAAAGTACCGGCTATAGCTTCTACTTTCGGATTGGTTAAACCTAATCCTACTTGCTTGCTAGTCCATAAAAGACCTTTTGGAGATGACATCCATTTTGCAATTCTTTCTGAATCAGCTGCTATTCTATCTGCGACAGTAGCAGTGCCTCCTTGAATTAATCCATCGTCAAATCCAGCTTTTGAACCAAACCCCCAATATTGAGTAGTCTCTTTTCCTTTTCTTTGAATACCTCTTAAAATTAAAGGAGCTTTGATATATGTCGGGTTATACGCTTCATCACGTAAATTAAATTTCTTATATTGCTCATCAATAGCCGATGGTGAATTTTGTTCTGTAGATCTTACAAACATCAAAGACTTATCAGATTGTCCTTTTATTGATTTAATATTGTCACTGTATTTTCTTTTTTCAGAATATCCTTCTGTTGAAAATTTCTTCGATGCAATTACTCCATCTTTTGCATAATGAAATACAGAGCCCATTGGCAATTGGTTTGCTAAAGTAGCTGTCCCTGAATTTGGAAATTTAGAATTAGTTAATGGCCTAGAAACTAATCTATCTCCTAAACCTAATAAATTAGGATATGTATATGATGCTAGGGTAGCCCCAATAAATTTAGTTAATTTTGAATCTGTAAAGTTTCTAGTAAATCCAACTGCTCCTGATTTTGTATCATTGAAAAAATTAACTTCTGGAGCTAACTTTCCCGACCACCGTGTTGACGTTGGTTTAATTTTTGATTCAGGATATAGTGATGTTGGAGTGTATTTAGTGTTTGTGCTAAATTTACTAGGTAATGAATCTATGTTAAATTTAGATTTGTTTACTACTGAATTTGAATTGAATTTACTAGGAGTATACATCCCTTGAATGCTAAATTTACTAGGTAAATTATCTATGTTAAATTTAGATGAATTTATTACGATTTGAGTAAATTTTGTTTTTCCTGTATATTTAAAAATTAACGAATCAGGTCGATCAAATTTAGAAGTGTCAGTAAACAATTTACTAAATCGAGTTTTTTCATTGTAAGATTTTGGAATTGAATCAATATCTAATTTACTGTCTGAAGCTTTGTATACATGCGTCTTTGATGGATGATTTAAATTATTTACAGTTTGATTTGCAACGCTAGGTGTTGTAAATGTTGAGCGAAAGTTCGCTAAATTAGATTTTAAGTCGACTAGTGCCATATTATTAATAATTATCCAAATATGCCATATCCGCTATCTACTTTAGTTGAATAAGTTTTTCTTAAAGTAGTTTGTTTTTCAATTTCATCCATAAC